GCCCAGCTCGCGGTGGCGAAGCAGGACGGACCCGAGGCCGGACCGGGAACGCCGATGCACGTTGAGAGACGAACCTCGCCGCGCCGGCGCACGGTGCGCTCAAGCTACATGAGGTGATCCATGGCCTCGGCCGCAGAGCTCCGCGCCCGCCGCGACGCGCTGACCGCGCAGCGGTCCTCGGGGGTGGCTCGGGTGAGCTATGACGGCAAGACCGTGGACTATCGCAGCGTGGCCGAGATCGACCGGGCCATCGAGGCGCTGGACCGCGAGATCGCCGCGGCCGAGGGGCGTCGGATTGTCCGGCAGCTGCGCGTGACGACAGCAAAGGGGCTCTGAGCCATGGGCCTCTTCGACCGTTTCCGCCACCGAGCCCCCGGCGGCCCCGCGTCCTCCGGGCTTACGCGGCTCCCCCAGAGCCACGGTCCCTCCGGACTGCGCGCTCGCCTTGAGGGCGCCATGGCGAAGCGCCGGCTGCGGGGCTGGAACCCGCCGCTCGAGAACATCAACGCGCTGGTCGCCTCCGGTGGACCGCGTCTGCTGGCGCGGTCCCGCGAACTGGTCGTGACCAATGGCTACGCCGCCAACGCCTGCGAGGCCTTCGCCGCGAACCTGGTCGGCGACGGGATCAAGCCGTCCTCGCTGATCGGGGACGCCGACTTGCGCGAACGGGTGCAGCGGCTCTGGCTCGCCTGGACCGACGAGGCCGATGCGGACGGGCTGACCGACTTCTACGGCCTCCAGGCCATGGTCGCGCGCGAGATGTTCGTCGCGGGCGAGTGCTTCGTCCGGCTCCGACCCCGTCGCGCGGAGGACGGTCTGCTGGTCCCGCTGCAGTTGCAGCTTCTCCAGTCCGAGATGCTGCCCTTCGAGAAGACGGAAACCGCACCCAACGGCAACCGCATCCGCTGTGGGATCGAGTTCGATCGCATAGGCCGGCGCGTAGCCTATCACTTCCGCCGCCGCCACCCGGGCGACAGCACCGACCAACGGGTGGCAGTGCCCGACACGGTCCGCGTCCCGGCCGGGGATGTTCTGCACATCTACCGCCCCATCGATGCGGGCCAGATCCGCGGCCTGCCGCATGTAGCACCTGCCATGGTGCGGCTGTTCCTGCTCGACCAGTACGATGACGCTGAACTCGACCGGAAGAAGACCGCGGCGATGTTCGCGGGCTTCATCACCAAGACCGCGCCGGAAGAGCCGATGATGGGTGAAGGCGCGGCCGATACCGAAGGTGCCGCGATCGCCAGCCTCGAGCCCGGCACCATGCAGGTCCTGCTGCCGGGAGAGGACGTGAAGTTCTCGAGCCCAGCCGATGTGGGCGGGGGCTACGAGGCGTTCCAGTATCGCACGTTGCTGGCGGTCTCAGCCTCGCTCGGTCTGCCCTATCACCTCGTCACCGGCGATGTGCGGCAGGCGAACTACTCGAGCCTTCGGGCCGAACTCGTGGAGTTTCGGCGCCGCATCGGCCAATTGCAGCATGGCGTGATTGTCCACCAGTTCTGCCGTCCGATCTGGGCGCGCTGGATGGAAACAGCGGCGCTGTCGGGTGCGCTCGATCTGCCCGGGTTCGCTGCCGCACCCGGCCGATTCCGCGCAGCACAATGGATCCCGCCGCGCTGGGACTGGGTTGATCCGCTGAAGGATATCCAGGCACAGGTCCTCGCCATGGAGGCGGGCATCACCTCGCGGCGCAAGGTAGTCGAGGCCACCGGCTACGACGTCGAGGAGGTCGACCGCGAGAACGCGGCTGACGCCAAGCGGTCGGCCGATCTGGGCCTCCGATACCGGACCAGCCCCGGCGAGACGCAAGGCGCGCGGGCAACGCCCACAAGGCTGCCCGACCCGGAAACCGATGGATCTGACGCGGCCGCGCAATCCGAACAGGAGTGACAGGATGAAGAACTGGTACACGATCCGCGCCCGCGGCACGGGCGCGGAAGTGCTGATCTATGACGAGATCGGCGCCTATGGCGTCAGCGCCAAGGGGTTTCTCGCGGAACTCGGCGCACTGCCGGACGGGGTGCCCGTCGATCTGCGCCTCAACAGTCCGGGTGGCTCGGTCTTCGACGCGGTGGCGATCTACAATGCCCTCCAGCGGCATGACGGAACGATCACCGTCTGGATCGACGGCGTGGCCGCCTCGGCGGCCTCCTATGTGGCCATGGCGGGTGACGAGATCGTCATGCCCGAGAATGCCTTTCTGATGATCCACGACCCTTCGGGGCTGGTCATGGGCACCGCCGCCGATATGCGCGAGATGGCCGACACGATGGACAAGATCGCAGGCGGCATGGTCCGAGGCTATGCGGCAAGGTCCGGACGCACCGAAGAGGAAATCGCGGCCCTGATGGCGGCCGAGACCTGGTTCGATGCGGAAGCGGCCCTGGAGGCGGGGCTTGCCACCCGCATGATCGAGCCGGTGCGGATTGCAGCCAGCTTTGACATCGCGCGGTTCCGCAACGCGCCGCCCGCGCTGGCGGAAGCCATCGCCGATCCGGCTTCCGAGAGCGATCAGGACGGCAATAGGGCCGACGAAGACGCCACAGGCGACGAGATCCGCGACGAGGCTCTCGCGATCCAAGCTGAACCCGAGCCTGAGCCGGGCACACCGCCAAGTCCCGACCCTTTGGTGACAGGCATCGATCCAACCGCCATCCGGCGTGACGCCATCGCCCATGCCCGTGCCGTGGTAGACCTCTGTCGCCTTGCGGGACAGCCGCAGATGGCCGGGCGCTTCCTCGAAGAGGACGCCAGCCTCGATGCGGTGCGCAGCAGCCTTCTTGCCGCGAGGGCGGAGGCGGAGGCGCAGATCAGCCCCCATCACCCGCAACCCGGGCCTACTCCCATCGCTCGTCCCTGGGGCGACGTGATCGCCCGCACCTTCAAGCTGAAAGGATGATCTTCCATGACCACGCTGACCGAAGGCAGACACGCGGGCGGCTTCCTCGTCTGGGAAGCCTCGCGCGACTACACCCGTGACACCGTCACCCTCACCTCCGGCGCGGGCAAGCTCGACCCCGGCACGGTGCTGGGCAAGATCACCACGGGCGGAAAATTCACCCAGCTTGCCCCCGCTGCGTCGAACGGCAGCCAGAACGCCGCAGGGATCCTTTGGGGCCCCGCTGACGCGACGGCCGCCGATGCCGCTGCCGTCGTGGTCCTGCGCGGTCCGGCCATCGTCAACCGCAATGACCTCATCTGGCCCACGGGCGCGACGGAACCTCAGATCGCCGCCGCCACCGCGGCGCTGGCCGCGCTCGGCATCCTGCTGCGCTGATCTCTTCATCGAAAGGACATCCCCATGGCGACCATGGACATCTTCGAAGGCGATGCCTTCTCGATCATCGAACTGACTCGCGCGCTGGAGAACATCCCCTTCAAGCCCGCGATCCTTTCGGGCGCGAACCTCTTCGGGCCGCGCGGCGTGCGTGCGCGCACCGTCGTGATCGAGAGTCGGGACGGCACGCTGCAGCTGATCCCGTTCTCCGAACGCGGTTCGGCCTATGAACAGCAGGTGCCGGAACGCCGCGAGATGCGCGCCTTCGTCGTGCGCCAGTTCAAGAAACAGGATGTGCTCTGGGCCTCGGAGATCCAGGGCATTCGCGACCACGGTTCGGAAACCGCCACCCAGCAGGTGCAGACCGAGGTGGCCCGCAAGCTCGGGCGGCTCCGGAACGACGCCGAGGCCACCTTCGAGTTCCACCTCTTCAACGGCATTCAGGGCGTGGTGAAGGATCCGAAGGACGGGGCGACGGTGGTCAACTACTTCACAGAGTTCGGCATCACGCCCGCCACCGAGGTCGACTTCGACCTCGACAATGCGAGCCCCGCCTCGGGCGCGCTCAGGAAGCGCTGCCAGGCGCTGATCGAAAGCGTCGAGGACAGCCTTGGCGGACTGGCGGCCGGTCAGGTGCAGCTGCGCGCCGAATGCGGCTCGGCCTTCTTCGCCGATCTGGTCGCCCACAAGGAGGTGCGAGAGACCTACCTCAACACCGCCGCCGCGGCCGACCTGCGCGGGCGCGTCGCCGACGAGGTCAGCTTCGGTGGCATCACCTTCCGCCGCTACCGGGGTGGGGCGGGCTTCGGCGTGCCGACCGACAAGGCCTTCTTCTATCCCGAGGGTGTCGAGGGGCTCTTCGAGATCTGTTACGCGCCTGCCGACACCTTCGAGACGGTCAACACGCTGGGGCTGCCGCTCTACGCCCGCACCATCCCCGACCGCGACCGCGACGAATGGGTGCGCCTCGAGATCGAGAGCAATCCCCTCCCCATCTGCACCCGCCCGCAGGTGCTGCGCAGCGCGCGGCGGACGTGATGACTGCCGTCTCCGCGGCGCTGGATGCGCTCTTCGCGGACGCCAATATCGCCCGCGACGCGGTCTACATCGCCGAGGGCGGCAGTCCTCGGCTTGTCCGCGTGGTCGCGCGCCGCGCGGATGATGTCGCCAGCTTCGGCGAGGCCAGGCTCTGGTCCGAGACCGCGCGGATCGACCTGCGCGTGGCCGAGGTTCCCGAGCCGAGGCCGGGGGACCGGATCGAACTCGACGGCGAGGCCTTCCTCGTCCAGGGCGAGCCCGTGCGCGACCGCGAGCGGCTGGTCTGGACCGTCGACTTGCGCCCCGCGTGACCCCGATGAAACTGAAGCTCGACATCGCACCGGACATCGTCGCGATGATGGCGGCCGAAGTCGCGGCGGGCGAGCGTGCCGTCTCGGCCGCCATCCGCGAGGCCGGGGGCGGGCTGAAGTCGGCCTGGCGCGGGCAGATCACCGGCGCGGGTCTGGGTCAGCGGCTGGCCAACACCATCCGGGCGGAGCAGTTCCCCAAGGGCAAGCCCAGCCTCAGCGCCGCCGCCCTCGTCTGGTCCAAGGCGCCGGTGATCGTCGGCGCGCACGACACCGGCCCGCTGATCCGCTCGAAGAACGGGTTCTGGCTGGCGATCCCCACACCAGCAGCGGGCAAATCCACGCGCGGCGGTCGGATGACGCCAGGCGAATGGGAACGCCGTACCGGTCTGCGCCTGCGGTTCATCTACCGCCGCCGTGGCCCGAGCTTGCTGGTGGCCGAGGGGCGGCTGAACACGAAGGGCCGTGCAGTGGCGTCACGGTCGAAGACTGGCCGGGGCCTCGTGACTGCCCCGATCTTCCTGCTGGTTCCGCAGGTGAAGCTGCCAAAACGGCTGGATCTGGCGCGGGATGCGGAGCGGGCGCATGACTCGCTGCCGGGGCTCATCGTGGCGAACTGGGTGGAAGGGCGAACCGGATGATCACGCGCGCGCGGCGGCACGCCCATCGTCGCGCGCCGCTCGACGGCGGCGGCGCGGCTCCTCGGTCTCCCCCAGCCCCTCGATGGCCACCGGCGCCTTGCCGGGAAACTCGACCATCAGCTTGAGCGAGCCGCCCATCGCGCGGACATAGCTCGACAGGGTCGAAAGGAGCAGATCGCTCTGGCGCTCGTATTTCGCGACGGTCGCCTGCTGGATGCCGAGGGTTTCGGCCAGCTGGACCTGCGTCAGATCCTTGGCTTTCCGCAGTTCCTGTAGGGTCAGGTATTCGGTGTGGAGGCGGTCGGCCTCGGCCTCGATGCCCGCGCGACGGGCTGCATCGAGCGTGGCCAGCTTGTCCTTCAGGGTCCGTGCCATTGTCCTCATCCTTTCCGTTTGGCCAGATGGCGGTCGAACCGCTCATCGGCCCGCGCGATCAGCTGCTTGTAGAAGCGCTTCTCGCTCACGCCCGACTTGTCCCCGCCGCCGAGCAGGATCGCCTGCCGGTCGGGATCGAATGCGAAGGCGATGCGCCATACGCCATCGGCGGCGTTGCAGCGCAGTTCCTTCATGTTCGCATGCTTCGACCCGGTCAGGGTGTCGGCATGCGGTCGTCCGAGTGTCGGCCCCTCGCGTTCCAGAAGAAGCGCTCGGGCCAGGATCGCGTCCTGAACCTCCGGTGGGAGTGCGTCGAACTCCGGTTCGAACTCCTCGGCAAACGCAACGGTCCAAGGCATGCGATCCTCATGTCTTGGAAGCTATATAGCCTCCAGGCATTAATTTCGCAAGAACGGCCCGAGTACAGCGATGCCCACCCCACGCGAAACCATCCTCACCGCGCTGCACGCGCGGCTTTCGGCGTTGCCCGCCACCGCCCTGCGCGGCGAGGTTCTGCCCGAGCGGGTGCCGGCGGCGGGGCTCGTGATCCTGCGCGATGGCGAACCGGGGGAGCCGGAGGTGACGCTCTCGCCGCTCGAATACCATTGGCGGCACCGGGCGGAGATCGAAGCGGTCGTGCAGGGCGCCGACCGTGACGCCGTCTTCGACACGCTCTGCGCCAGCGTGGGCGCGGCGCTCGCTGCCGACCGCACGCTGGGCGGGCTCTGCGACTGGGTCGAGGCGGAGGCACCACGGCCGGTCGATCTGCCGGTCGAGGGCGCGGCCTGCCTGAAGGCCGCCGT